TAGTTCTCACATCCAAATCAACGATAGATTCTTCTCTAAAAAGTCCGTGACCTAAATTGTGAACTAATCTTTTTATTTTATTTTTCGATGACCGTAGTATTGCATCGTAATCCTCACATACTTCATTTGGTTCTAACCAAGAGTTTAAAGAGAGGTATATCGTCTTTAAGTTTTTATGGTTTATCGTCCCATATCCAATCTTAACGTTTTTGTGATCCCCTAATGGGATGTAACGTCCTAGTTTCATTTAATTCATTATTATAATCTTTTAATGGTGTTTAATAAAATATAAGTAATTTTCTTTGGAAAAACAAATTTTTCTAGTATATTTATTAATATACAAAATTATATATGTTAATAATAAAAGTAGACAAAGGTGGTATTGAGAAAGCGATAAAGAAATTACGTAGAAAAGTAAGAAACGTAAAACAAATTAATAAACTCAGAGAGAATAAACAATTCACTAAACCATCAGTCAAAAAAAGATTACAAAAACAAAAGGCGGTTTACATACAGAAATTGAACGACGAGAACGAGCAATAAAAAACCTCCACGATTGATTATGATGTTTCAAAAGTGAAGGTTTACACCTCTAAGGTAGCAACCGTCAAGGAATATTATTCTGAAAGGTTACTTAATAATTCTTCTAACCTGTATAGGTTATATTTACTCTGAGACATTTCATTAATCTCGGTTTTAACTTCAATAGATTTAGTTTTAAACTCCGCATCTGATTCTACTATTGAATCTAATTTTTCTTTAATGTTTTCGGTTAACTCACCAAATTTAGTATTTAAATCTTCATTACTAATCGAAAGTATGTCTTTTAACCTAGTCTTATCTTCTTCACTTAATGTTTTGTCAAAACTCACATTGAAGTTATTTGTTAATACAGAGTTTAATAAACTTTCGTTAACACCTGACTCTACTTTTAGACTATCAGATACTTTACTTGTTGTTAGATGTTTAACCAAGAATTTTTTAGCAATTACCTTTTCGGATATGTTACCTAACTTATCTTCCGTTGAAAGTCTATCTAATGCCTGATATAATTCATTAGACTCAACGTGAGTGTTGGATAACGATTCATTCATTTGGTCAAGTACTTCACTTACCTCAATGTGTCTTTCTTTTAAGACTTTAGATAGTTCTTCCACATATAATGTTGCGGTATCTTTATCTTCGAAAGTTTTACCCTCCAATTCCTCATATAATGAATACATCTCTTTGAGTGTATCATTCTTAGTTATAGGTTTAAAATATGTATTAAGATTATTCTTAAAATTCTTTTTACCGTATGATTCAGTCAATTTAACTAAAATCTTATTTTTAATGTTCCCGAATGTTGCCATAATTAGTCGTTTAATATGTCTTTGATTTTATTCTCTACTTCATAAATATTCTGTTGTGCTTTATTAACATCAAAAAGATCATCAAAATCTTGTGATTCGTCACCTAACATACTTAATATTTTAGATTTCTTCGATTTTTTAGTTCCCTCACTTAAAGGTTCTTCACCACCCATGTCTCCTGCGGGTGGAGGTGGTGCACCTCCCATGTCATCTCCTTCAACGGATGCAGAAGTGTCCATAGATTGTCTTTCCTCTTCAGGTATTCCGTACTTTTTATCTACTTCATCAAATACTCCCGTTCTCTTAATGATATTAGGTGTAGCACCTAACTCACCACCAAGTGCACGTTCAAGTCTTTGTTGTTGTAAATCTAATACTACGTCGTTATCACTCATACCTAAGATATTTTTCTTAGCCCATGTATGTGAAACAGGTTGTATACCGATCTGAGACTGATCCGATGTAGCATCTTTATATAATGTTATCTTTTCTTTCCACTGTTCTACTTTTAATAAATCAGATTGTGCGGAAGGATTGGTTAGGGATAATGTAAAATTATCTAACTCGTCTTCTAAACCTAATAAGTATAAGTGTACTAACGCAATTTTATTTAATTCTTGTATTAGTGATTTCTGTATCCTGTTAATAGTTCTTGCAAAACGAATATCCATTAACGCTAAAGTTTTCCCATCACCAACAATCTCTTCAAAACCTAAAAACGCCTTAGGTATTCTAAGTGCCGCCAACATTTTCTTTTGGATATATTCAATATCCGCAATTTCACCTAAGTTTTGTGCTCCTGGTAATGTCTCAATAGGTGATGTTTGACCTGGATCTCTAACGGGAATAAAGTAATCTTGATCGACCGCCATTTGGTTGTATCTCATATCGACTTGTCCATTCGCAGGATCAACTACTTGATCTCTTTTGAATTTGTTTGCCACACGTTGTACATATGCCTCAATATCCTTATCGTCCATGTTACCCACGAACACTTTAAACACTCTTCTTTCGGGTGCTCTTGAAGTTCTATAGATTAACATCGCATCTTCTGCAAGAAGTAGTTGTTTCCATATACGTCTTACTTTATCTAACATTGATGTACCGTATGGTAACTTTCTATCGTCACCTAATAATCTAAAATGTGCAACTTCCCATGCTTGGAATTCCATGTCTTTGTTCTTCCATGCAAACCTTAACTCCCTACTCGGCATTGTAACATTCGATGAGGGTTCTGCCTTATGGACATTAGATGCGGCACCTTCGTGTCGTTCTATCTCTATGTTAGGTAATTGTTGACATCCAACAACACCTCTTTCGGGATCTATCTTTAAATAAACAAAATTGTCACCATACTTACCTAAACCTCTACACCACATTTGTAAGTTAGTATTGACGTCTAATGTATTTTCAAAAAGGTCCTTAAGTATATTTTTAACACGTTTAGACTCTGAATAAACTGTAAGTATATCTCCCTTTTCCGATAGTGTTGTAGACTCCTCTGAGTATATATCTAACGCTGCGGATATCTCAGGGGTAAATTCCATAGATTCGTAATCATAATACGCGGCCAATCTATTAGGTTCGTAATAAACCGATTGATTATATAAGGACTGATCTAATTTAGACCACTTATCCGCAATATATTGAGATTGTTGTTGTTGAAGAAGTGATTTTTCATAATCTTCCTTACTATCTGTCTTTAACAGAGTATCCCTATCAAACTTGTATTGTGGTGGTGTAGAAGGTTGGTCAGCCGTAAAACCGAAAACCTTTGTTAACCTTTGATACACCGTCATATTTTGTTTTGCCATATTAATAAATATTAGTCTTTATAATATACGTATTTTTTTTCACTTTATAAACCTGTTTAATTATCTATATCCTCTTTTACTAAATAACCAACTATGTTCCATGTACTGATCTTTACTAACATTTTGGTTAGATGGGTTATAAGGTTGTCCATCTGTGGTCATCCCACCCACCGCATCAAATGCAGTACCGTGAGAATAAAATGATTTTTTAGTTTCGTATGTCCTCTCTGTTAATAACCAAGAATCTAACATCGCCTTATTAGCGCTATCACTTCTTTTTAATTGTGTAAAACATATGTCACCCACGTACATAGCAATTGCCATCGCCATAATTGCATCATCATGAGACCCTTTCATATGGTTAGGTCTACCATTAATATAAACAAACGTATTTAATTCATTTAACAGTCTTGAGGATCTAACCATAAATCCATGTCTAAGTTTCTCCTCAAAGGTTGCAACGATCTGTGTTCGTTTATTATTAAAGTTTATACCCGGTATCTTTTCTTGTGCCTTTTTGTTGTATTGCCAAATATTATTAGAATTAACCCCATCAATATATTGGTCCTTATATCCCATTTCTTGTAGTTTACGAGATGTTGCAATACCCATACCTCCCGTAATATCCGTTGCTACGAACGCCTTATATAATGTACCCCATTTATAGACAATGGATGCTAAATCATCGGGTGGTATCATACCAACGTATTCTGCAACTTGTTCGTTTTCATCAAAGTCAATAACACATATAGATGATGAATCGGCACTATCTCCTCGAGATACGTCGACACCCATTATATATCTATGACCCTCAACAGGTTCTTTCCATAACCAAAAGGTACCCTGCATGTATTTTTCCATGGGGTCTTTTATCATGGTCTTTCTTATTCTGTCTTGTATTGTACTTGGGATAACACCATCACCAGAACCGAGGAAGTCGCACTCCAATTCTTGTGCGATTTTTCTTTTGTCATACTTGAATTTTTTTGCCATATTCTCAAACCAATGAGAGTACGGTTTGTATCCTTGTTCGAGTAATTCTTCATATCCTTCCCAACCCTGTTCTAAAATTATCTCATCATCATTATATTGTTCTCTATTTAACATATAATGAATAATATCATCCACTTTAATCCATTTTAAATCACTTGCATATCTCGGATCTTTAAACCACCTTAAATCGGTTATTTTAAAGTCATTCATACCTCTTAACGCCTGATCATATACTCCATAATAAATTGGGTCATGTCCGTTAGGTGTAGAGATAAGAATTACCTTACCACCCGTGGATAAGGATGCCATACACGCCGCCCAAAAATCTTCTCCCGCCTCAATATATGCTGCCTCATCAAAAACTAGTACTGTTGGTGTATAACCACGTAGTGCATCCGCAGAAGTTGCAACCGCCTTAACCTCACACCCATTATTCATTCTATATCTACTTTCTGAATTCTTGTCTGCCGAAAAACCAACATTAATCCACTCTGGCCACTGATCTAAGAAACCTCTAACCTTGTTCGCCATTTCGATTGCAGTATCTCTTTTGTTGGCAATAATTAGAATTCTCTCAGGTTCATCTGGTTTTGACATTTGAATCCTTTTAGATAACCAAGCGGCAGTTACTGTAGATACACCTGCCTGTCTATACTTACGAGTTATATTTTCATTATAATTGTCGTAGTCGTTTATTAGTTCAATTTGGTCAGGGAATAACTCCAATGGTACGTATTTCTTTTTTGTGTTGTCGTACGTAGTTAAATAAGTTTTAAGGGCATACGGAGTATCTTTCATGATCTTCGCATATTCTTTTAACTGTATGAGTTTATGTTTATCCATATCCTATAAATACAAAAAAAGTGGTCTATTGACCACTTTCTTATAATCTGTGTTATTTAATTGTCGTCTTCAGGGGAAAATGTAATCCCTAATGACCCTAAGAATCCTCCGAGACCATCGTCATCGTCATCATCTTTTTCTCTATTATATTGGTCCTCTTCGTAATCTTCATTTTGTAAATCTTGAATAATCTGATCTACCATGTTACCTAAAATACTTTTACCCATCGCCGAACCTCTCATTATCTCTTTAGCAACTCTGAAAAATTCTTCAGCATCTAATTGAGAAAATCTTGAGAAAAGATAATTTTGGATGTGTGTCATATCTTCTTGATTTAACCTATCAGGATATGAAGATCTAAATTTCTCCCAAATAATTGGTCCTAATCTTAAATCCCAAATTTCTGAAGGTAAAGTGTCAGTTTTATTCATCACCATCTCTGCAGATCTTGGATCGTCAGGTAAACCTTGTGTACCCATAATTTCCATCACCCCTTTTATTACTTCGTGAATCAATGCAGGGAAAAATACCGCTCTTGCGATAATTGTAGGAGGATCTGTTTCTGTATCTATTTCTTCTTTTCCGGCTTGTTGTCCATCACCCATACCCATTTCCATCATTTCATCAGGTAGTACCCAATAAAGTAAATCGTTGACCGACATTAAAACACCATATTGGTTTACGATGTTTGGGTCTCTTTGAGTTAATTCGTCAGCTACCAATTCAAACATATAGTGACCTTTCTTGGACGCTCCTTGGATTAGTGCATTTATAAATCTTCTTTTCGCAGTTTCTTGATCAAATTTCTCCATCGCATCCATAAAGTCTTCTAAACCATCTTCAGCCTCTTCAGGGTTTACACCAAATTGTTGTTCTACTTCTTCTTCACTTGGATCTTCTGATTCCTTAGAAAAACCTTCTGAATCTATACCACCTATACCAACTAATTTCGCATCGAATTGTAGTGTGTCTTCAGGTAGTGACATTTCTTTCTTAACAAGTTCTACTGCTAAGTTCTCTAAATATTCTTTATTGTCTTGTTCAAATCGTAAAACACTCATCAATGTTCGTTGCATAGTACTCATTAATTGAGATAGTACATTCTGATCCGTTATATTACCTTCTTCACCTGTATATCTTTTTACTTTTGCGACAACATCCTTAAATCTCTTGGATGCTAATAGTTCTTCAAAGTTAGACGCAACACCTTCCGGTGATTCTTCAGGAAATGAAGGATTATCTTTATAAGGTGTTTCTCTTGACGCTAATTTATCTTCCACGTCAGGTGTCATTCTTTCAGGGTTATCTCCGTAGTCTACCGGCATTTCTTTTAAACCTTTTATAGTTTCTAATAATTCTTTTTTACTAATCATTCTGCTGCCATTTTTAAATCAAGACCAATAGAATCAAAACTTAGTTGTTTTGGTAACTTAGCCTTAGGTTTTGGTTTATGTTTTGGTTCAAAAGGGTTTTCTCTTTTTGGTTTACCTGGCCTTGTTGTTGGTTTTTCCCTTACAGGTGCATCGGTATCAGGTTTGGATGGTTCAGGAGATTGTTCATCTACGCTAAAATAATCTTGAGCCGCAACTAATGCGTCAGGTGAGTCTGAAAGTGCACCAATCATCTCATATATCTCCTTTTTAGTTGTAACCTCTGTATGATAGTTTTCTTTAACCACACCTTCTACCCATTCTTCGATACTTGTTTCTTCTTCCCCTAACTCTTCGTCTTCTTCAGTTTCTTCTTCATAGGTAACAAATTTTTCACCTTTTCTTTTTGCGTCTTCCACACCTTGTTGATCGTCTTTAGGTATATTTAAGGTTTCCTCAGACAATACTCTACTTGATAATTCAGTTATTTGTTTATCTGTTAGTTTAGAAAGGAACTTCTCGGTGAACCCCTCATTTAAAAGTTTTGTTACTATTACGTTTCTTTTCATATTCCCGTATTATAATTTAATTCTTCTTTTATTAGAGTGAAACCTCTTGATTCTATTTTTTTATTAACCTTATCTATTTTATCACCAAATGAAAATGTAAGTCTTTCGAACTCACTCTCATAATCGAATTTTTCCCACCCTAATGAAACAACACCGTCAACGGCATCAATTACACCAAAGTAATCAGATTTTTGTATTAGTTCTAAATCAATGTCACTATTTTTAAGTACACCAACTAAACTGATATATTCTAAATGGGGAGATAATGGTTCCACACTAGTAGATGCGGGTATATGATACCACTCCTCTATATCAAATTCGAGTTGATCACTAAAAATAAATTCATATTGTTTCTGACCTTTATAGTCGGCACCAATTTCATTGATATAGATAAGTCTCATATTACTTAAAGTATTTACTCAAAGTATCGTCAACGTTTTTGTTGATTTCCTTTTTGAGTTCATCTAAGTCAAGTTCTACGTCTTCTTCCATTTCAGATACCTCTTCGTGTCTTACACTTAAGTCTGCAATGTCTTCTATTCTTTTTTCTTCTACTTTTTCTGATTCAGGTAAATCACCTTCTGGTATTTCATCTTCATCAACAATAGTGTCGGTATCAATAAAACTTTCCAATTTGCTCATTATTTCATCTAACTCTTCGTCAGATGGTTCGTCACTAATTTCGTCGTCCATTGAATCTTCAGATGGGATATCATCCATTCCTTCTTCATCAGAGAAATCATCTTTAGGTTCGAACCTCTCAACGATTTCTTCTTTATCTTCCTCATCTAATGCATCAAGATTGACAGCAGAAAGAACCATGTTGATAACATACTTAATATCATCACTTTCCATTTTTTCTTTAACATCTCTCAATGATTGTCCTAGTTTACCTGAAAATTTTTGTATCTCTGACATGTAGTCTGATCTTTTCCCCTCTTCTTCACCTTCAGGTTCCATTGTAGGTTCTTCAGATGGTATTTCATCTTCCATACCTGAATCTGCTGGTGGTAAGTCATCTATTGGTGCGTCGTCTATAGGTGCATCAGCCACAGGTTCTGCGGGTACATCCTCTACAGGTACGTCAGCAACAGGTGCGGCATCCTTGGTTTTTAATACGTATTTCTTAGCCTCGTTAAGTGTCTCTTGACCACTTATAAGTTCTAATCGTTTTAATGCCGATGAGTAAGACGAAAATTTATTTTTGTCTTTCATAAACATTCCACCGATATAATCAAGGGATGATTCGTTAATACCTTTCTGTACATAGTACGAAGATCCTTCTCTAACAACACCATAAACTCCATTGTCAGCCACCATAAGGTACTCCACATTTTTGTTTAATTTGTTCTCGTTAATTGTGGATTTAGGGGTTCTACCATAATTGGCAATTTCCATAATCCTTTTTAATTTTTCATCTACAGGTAATTTTTCACTACCCAATGGTCTAAGATCTGACATATTTAAATAATTATTTATAACTTATTCTTATACTATAAATACAACAATATCGAGAAAAATATATTGATCTCTATTGTTCTATAGATAATTTCTTATCTGTGGTTTTAGTTTGGATATCTAGCAACTTACCTATATACCCATTTCTTCGTAATAATTTGAATGCCAAATTCTCATAGGAGAACTCCCCACCGCCGTCTAAACCACTTTGTCTAAACTTTTTCAGTTTAACTTTTAGGAGTTTTATGTCTTCTAAAACATCCTCCCCTTTATCGAACCTTTCTGATATATCATCGATTCTTTCTTCAAAATCTTCTGATTTTTTTAATATCATACTTTTATCAATTGACTGCACTGTTTTAACAGGGGTTACTAACCACTCATCATTTAATACGGAATAGATACCTGAGGCGTGATGTGGTTCACTTACATCTTGGACGTAAATTTCACAATCAAAACCCTTAACTAAAATTTCATGTTGTTTATTCCAAAGACTTCTTTTACTATTAAAAAACCCCTTAAGTAAATCTAAATTATAATCTGTTTCATTGTAATCTACTAATATATGTAGGTCCACGTCCGAATATTTTGACCAATTATAATTTGCAAGTGACCCCGTCAAGATCACATCATGTATAAAAAATTCAATGTCCAAGTAGTCCATGAATTTCTCAGTAACATCCATAAGTTTTTTTCTTATGTCCTTATGCATAAAAAATTCACCATCCTTACCTTCAAAAATGTCGGTGGACAATGAATTCCTCACTTCAAAAGATTTTACTATCTCTTGATTGTTACCTATTTCCTCAATTAATTCATCAACAATCTGATTGTTCTTCATTACAGTTTCTTGTACTCATAGGATCTCCCAATATTTAAATTAAAGAACCTACCTTGCGATTCCGCCATTCTAAGTTTTGTAAACTTTTCCCACGGAACTTTATAATACTCATAAACAATACCACTTTTGAAGGTGACTTTCAATGTTTCATCTTCCGTATTGTAAGATGCGGACTTTAGGTTTGACGATTCTATTTCGACAAGAATCTCCTTTCCATTGATTTTTTCTGATGTAATTGCCATAATATTTTATTTTACTTTCAATATAACAATTTATACAGACAAAGTCAAGTTAGTCCGATGTATCATATAAATATCTATAAAAAATTAAACCCCCTAATTGGGGGTCTAATTTATAAAACTGAAATGGTTCTCTGTTTACTCTTTTTCTTAGTCTTGGGAAAATTTATGTACAAAATCCCATCTTTAATCTTAGCATCGATTTTCTTATCATCGACATCTTCAGGTAAACTATATGTCCTTTCAAATGTACCCATATAAGATGAGGAGTCTTCAGGTTTATTATATTTAACCTTTAGAAAATCTTCTTCTACGACAATATTAATGTCCTTTTTATTAAGACCCGGCACAAGAAACTGTAATTCATACTTTTCCTCGTTTTCCTGTCTTTGTACGTTAACAACACCACTTTGTTGGGTGGTTTCAGTCTTAGAGTCAAAAAACTCATCAACAAATTTGATCCATGGATCATTTCTAAATAAAATCATACTTTAAATTTTTAGTTTTTATAATACACATAATATCAAATTGAATACCAATACCATAAATGAGACATTCTGTCACAAGTATAACAATTATACGTGACACAATGACAATATTAAATTGAAGTCTAATGTATTTGACTTTTGGAACAATTTTATGTATCTTTAATTAAAACACTTTTTATATATGTCAGTAGATTTTTTCGAAGAGGGAACTCAATCCCAAAGTAAGAGGAGTAAGAAAGGTAGTAAGACGCCAGTACTTGATAATTTTTCACGTGATCTAACACAATTAGCGTTAGAAGGTGATATAGACCCTATTATAGGTAGGGATAAAGAAGTACTTAGAATTGCACAAATTTTATCTCGTAAAAAAAAGAATAATGTTATCGTTGTAGGTGATGCTGGTGTTGGTAAGTCCGCATTAGTTGAAAAACTCGCACTACTAATCAGCACAGGTAACTGTCCCACAAATCTTTTAGATAAAAGAATTATGTCGTTAGACTTAACATCTTTAGTTGCGGGTACAAAATACAGAGGTCAGTTTGAGGAAAGGATTAAGGTAATTTTAAATGAATTACAAGACGCACCTAACGTTGTTATCTTTATTGATGAAATACACACGATGGTTGGTGCGGGTAACGCTTCGGGTTCTATGGATGCTGCAAACATATTAAAACCCGCACTTGCGAGGGGTGAGATACAATGTATTGGGGCAACCACTTTTGATGAATATAAAAAGAATATAGAAAAAGATGGTGCACTCGTAAGGAGATTTCAAAAAATAATACTGAATGAACCAACAACTGTTGAGACGATTGACATCTTAAAAAACTTGAAAGATTCGTATGAAGATTTCCACAGAGTTTCCTATCAAAAGGATGTTATAGAAACAATAGTTACGTTGTGTAAAAGATTTATTACGGACAAACAGTTTCCTGACAAGGCAATTGACGTGTTAGATGAATTAGGTTCAGAAAAAAAGATAAACGTAAAAATACCTGACTCAATTGAGAAACTAAAGAAAAGTTGTGAATCCGTTAGACTTAAAAAATTAGATGTCGTTAAGAATCAAGATTACGAGAAGGCTGCAAATCTCAGAGATCAAGAAAGAAAAATTCTTAAGAAGTTAGACAATGAAAAGAAAAAGTGGAATGACGAACAACAATTAAATCGAAAACCCATTACGGTAGATGATGTTTACAATATTGTCACTAACATAACGGGAGTACCTATTAATAAATTAGACACTAAAGAGACTAAATCTTTACTATCATTAGAGAAAACAATCTCTAAGAATGTGATCGGTCAAGATAATGCAGTTGAAATAATTTCTAAATCTATAAGAAGAAATAGAGTTGGTGTTAAGGGACATAATAAACCCATCGGTTCTTTTATGTTCTTGGGATCTACAGGTGTAGGTAAAACACATTTGGCTAAGACTTTGGCAAATACCTTGTTTGGTGATCCTGATAAGATTATAAGGGTTGATATGAGTGAGTTCATGGAAAAACACAATGTATCTAAATTAATCGGGTCACCTCCAGGTTATGTTGGGTTTGAAGAAGGTGGACAATTAACTGAAAAGATTAAAAATAACCCATTCTCGGTTGTTTTATTCGATGAGATTGAAAAGGCACACAAAGATGTCTTTAACATATTACTACAGATATTAGATGAGGGTAGATTAACAGACTCTTTTGGGAGGAAAGTTAATTTTACGAATACTTTAATAATTATGACATCTAACGTAGGTGCTAAGAAAGTCGTAGACTTCGGTGGTGGAGTTGGATTTACATCAGATGATGATAGAGCTAAGGTTAAGGACTCAATTATTAAAAAATCTCTAAAACAAAAATTTAGTCCTGAATTCCTTAATAGGATCGACGATATTATTGTATTTAATAAATTAAAGGACAAATCACTTAGAAAAATTATTACGATTGAATTAAATAAATTATCTAAGAGATTAATTGAGAGTAACTACAAAATTAAATTTGATCGTAGTGTGGCTCAGGAAGTTTTAAATAGAAATTCTGAAGAAGAGTATGGTGCGAGACCAA